ATTCATCGCAAAGGATGCCAAGGTTCCGTGCCAGCACACGTAGTTCACATTCGCAGGATTAAGACTGATGCTGAGACCGACATGTGCGTTGTCGTGTTCAACGTGAGACTGCCGATAAGATCAATCATTGACTTCTTCGACCACTCTTTCACCCCCGACACAAAGTCTGAAATTGGAGGATGCACCTTGTTTACTTCGAAGCCTCAAGTGACAATCCCGACGATAAAGACCGTTGCTACCACACGCAGATCTTTCGTCGGATTGTCAGCTCCTATACAATTTCCCACGGTGGATGGAGACTGTGGTTTACCATTGATTCGAAATTCATCTCCGTGCGTGGTAGTCGGTTTACATGTGGCGATTAAGTCCCAATCCTTCTCGCATTGCGTTCTCATATCGAAAGCTGCTATCACTGAAGCTCTTCGTGACGTGTTGATTGATCAAGGAGAGAAGATAGTTACTCTTCATAACAATGTGTTGTTCGATAACACCATTTCCACCATGAAGAAACCTGGTGTGGGAGAACCTGGTCCCAGAGTGGCTACTCGATGGTTGAGATCCAAGGAAGATGATCAAGCTCCTTTTTCCATCACTCCTTATGGATTCACTAACGAAAGAATTCAATCCAAGTCCGAAGTGGCAGTGACAACTTTATCCGCGCATTTGGATGATGTTGGGTTAACGCGTCTGCACGGAGCTCCCCCGCTTAACACGAACAGAGCGGCGTCGAAATTCCTTCAATTGGCAGCCCGTAATGGTAGACCGCGCCCCCCTGCACTTCAGCGGGCAGTAGTCAATCATTACTCTGACAAGATCGCAAGCTTGTTTAACAAACATTCGATTAAGCCCAGACCTTTGTCCGTTGATGAAGCTATGCGAGGAGTTTACGGCAATTCCTTCGCTAAATCCATGAACCTTACCACGTCATCCGGTGGGGGTTTTCCCGGGAAGAAGAGAAACAGAGTTGATTTTTGTTGGAATCCCGACGAGCGTGAGATGTTCGACTTGTTTGACGACGATGCTACGTTTTCGAGCGATTTGGTCGACGAGTGTCCGATCATTGATGACGCCACTGTGACTGATTTGTGGAGCCTGAATTCTGATTGCGCCGCAGTGGGCAACCATGAGAGAGTGCCGCGACCCAATGGAGTCTTGGTGAAAGAAGTTTCTCACATTCTAGCGGAGCTTCGAAAGAACAACTCTTGTAATGCCATCAATCAAGTCGCTCTAAAGGATGAGCCGATAGCTTTATCCAAACTAGCTAAGGGAGACTTTTTCGGTAGACCAATTACCTCATTGCCGATGGCTCATCACGTGGTTGACACTATCCTGTTTGGTCACATTCTTTCCTATTTACGTACCTTTGCCTTGGAATCAGGCTGTTGGGAAGGAATTTCTCCTTATTCGGAAGATTGGGCTCAAGTCATTTCGCACATTGCGGAAAAACCTTTCGTCATGGATATGGATACTAAGAAGATGGATCAGACTCAGAATTTCCAGGATGTCTACACTGTGTTTGAAATATTTGCACAGATCGTCGAAAAAACCACGGGAGACGATGAGTTTGCTTCTTTGATTCGAGCTAGAGGCTGTGATTTGGCCGTCCCAATTCTAGACTTGTTTGGTGAGTG